GACGCAGTGGCTCTCCTCGGCGCCGACATTCCGGCGGTCAAAGGGCTGAGGGATTTGCAGACGCTGACCATGACGCGGGAGATTCCGGGTATCCGGTTCGCCAGCGCTGCGGCGTTCACGTCGGAAAGCAACTTCAAACCACATTCTGGAGACAGAACGACTATGACCGATGAAGAAATCAAGGCCCTCAAGGCCGCGAAGGAAAAGGCCGAAGCGGACCTCGCTGCCGAGCGCAAGGCCCACTTCGCCGAGAAGGTGAAGGCTCACCGCGAGACCGTCGTCGCGCTGCTCGACAAGGCCATCGACGAAGGCCGCATCCTGCCGCGCGTGAAGGACAAGATCGTGAACACCCGCTACTTCAAGTCCGACGAGGACGTGATCAGCTGGTACTCGGTCGACGCCATCAAGGAAGAGATCAAGACCGAAACCCGTGCCGACTTCAAGGAAGGCGCCAAGCGCACGAGCGTTGGCAACACGGGCCGCGCGGACGAGGCCGAACTGATCGGCAAGCCCGTCGGAGCGGTCGTCACCTTCCGCGCGCAGACCGAATGCGTGCGCATGGGTGGCAAGATCGACAACTTCGACGACATGGTCGCGGCCACGGGCCGTGCACTGAATGCCGACAAGGCGCTGGCTCGGGCCTACTACGCCGACCAGAACGCCGCCTACAACCCGCAGTCTGCGGCGTAACCGGGAGAACAGAACGCAATGACCACTCATCAGGAAACCAACCTCGGCTTCCCGGTTCGGGCAACCGAAGACCTCTCGGGCGCGAAGAACAAGTTCATCACCCTCAACGGCACCATTGCACAGGCCAACACGGGCCGTGCGGTCGCGGGGCTGATGCAGACTTCGGTCGGCTCGGGCTACAACACCAACGCCATCATGTCGGGCATCCAGAAGGCATACGCGGGCGCCGCGGTGACCTCGATTGGTTGGGGCGCGGCCCTCGCCAACTCGGGCTTCATCACCAACGCAACCTCCGGCGCGATCACCGTCGGCCGCTTCCTGACGACTTGCTCGTCGGGCGATCTGGTCGAAGTGGCGCTCGACACCACCAACCTGCCGCCGATCCTGGCGTAAGCAACTCACACGGAGAGATGACACAAGATGGCAAATTCAACTGGACCGCGTGAGCTGCACGTTGACCGGCACCTCACCAACCTCGCAATCAACTACCGTCCGCAGGGCATGATCGCTGACCAGATCGCGCCCATCGTGACGGTGGCCAAGCAGCGAGACACGTACCCCGTCTACAAGCAGTCGGAGTCGATGTCCGTCCCGGACACCAAGCGCGCCCCCGGCGGCGCGGCGAAGCGCGTGACCCGCTCGGTCGGTAGCTCGTTCTACCAGGCCGAGAACTACGCGCTCGCGGCCGACAACACCGTCGAAGACATGGCGAACATGGACGAGGCCTACCGCGCGCTGGGCGGCGCGGGCAAGTCGCGCTTCCTGATCGACCTGCTGAGCCTGGACTGGGAGAAGCGCGTACTGACGCTGGTGTCGAACACCTCGGCGGTCGGCTCCCTGTTCGTGACCAACAGCGCGTGGCTGACGACCGGTGGCACCGGTGGCCAGAATGCGGGCGACCCGTATGCGGCCTACGAGCAGCAGCAGGAGTTCCTGAAGAGCACGACCAACTACCGTGGCAACTCGGTGCTGATCGGCTGGCGTGCGTGGTCGCGCATGAAGCGCAACTACCACATGCGCAACCTGCTGAAGGGCGTGAACAACGGCGGTGGCCCGGTGACGCGGCAGGCGGTCGCGGACCTGTTCGAGGTCGACCGCTTCATTGTCGCGGACGCGCAGTGGATCACGACCAACGAGGCGCAGGTCAACGAGAGCGCGCTCTCCATGACCAACCCGCTGGCCGACATGATGATCACGTACTACGCGCCGCCTCGTCCGTCGCTGGACGATCCGTCGTGGCTGTACTCGTTCCGCTGGCTGTCGCCCGAGCTGGGTTCGCCGCTGACCGTGTTCCGTCATCCGTTCGACTCCGTGCACCACACGGAGCTGATCGAGGCCGGGTACTACCAGGACGAGCGCATCGTCGGTGCGCCGTTCGCGGCGGGCCTGCTGACCAACGTCGCCTCGGGCGCCGCGGGTCTGGGCTAAGAGTTCTACTGGGGCTGTCAAGCAACTGCCGGGGACTCACCTCCCCGGCCTTTTTGAAATCAGGAGGCTGAAGTGGCAAAAGCGAAGAAGAATCAGGCGTCGCTGCCTGAAGGTGCGACGATCGTCAATGGGACGATCATTGTGGACGCGACCAAGTTCGAGATGTTCGAGGTGCGCGCTCGTTACGGGGAAAGTCCCATCGAGTTCCAGCTCCGGAAAATTCCGCAGCAGGTTCGCGGTTACTACGGCATCACCTCGGCCTGAAGGAGCACCACAATGGAATTCGTCATCCACTCCATGGGCATGCCGTTCAACGGCGAGACCATCAAGCACAAGTCACTCGGCGGCTCCGAGACCGCTGCGTACTACCTCGGCAAGGAACTCGCCTCTCGCGGGCACCGCGTCGTCATGTTCACGTCATCGCAGGATCAGGGCGAATTCGACGGCGTGACCTATTGCTGGGCCGGCGAGGCCGACCAGCACAACCCTCTCGGCAAGAATTTCGCGTCCTATGCGTGCGACACGCCGCATGACGTGCTCGTAATCCAGCGCCACCCGATGGGCTTCCACAAGGACTACGCGAGCAAGGTCAACGTGCTGCAGATGCACGACCTGGCGCTGCACCGCTCGGCTGGAATGGTCAATGCGGGCCTCGGCCGCGTCGACCTCGTCACCGGCGTCTCGCAGTTCCACGTGGAACAGATGCGCAAGGTCTACGGCATCCATGACCGCACGCTGCGGGTGGTGCCGAATGGCGTTGATCTGGACATGTACACGGCGACGACCAATCAGCTGCTTCAAAACGGATCGTTCAAACTGCTGTATCAGTCGCGCCCTGAGCGCGGCCTCGTACACCTGCTGCGGCCGGGTGGGATCATGGACCGCCTGCAGGAGTACGGCGACCGATTCCACCTGTACTACTGCGCCTACAGCAATACCGTCGGCCACATGGCGGACTTCTATCGCGAGCTGGAGGCGATGGCCTCGTTGCTGCCGAACGTCACGAACCTGGGAGCGCTGTCGAAGCGTGAGCTGTCTTTGGTTCAGCGCGAATGCGATATGCTCGTCTACCCGACCGAGTTCGAGGAAGTGTCCTGCATCACGGCAATGGAGGCGATGGCCGCTGGCCTGCCGTTTCTGTCGTCGGAGCACGCGGCGCTGCCCGAGACGTGCAAGGACTCCGGCTCGATCCTCATCCCGCTCAAGGACGGTGCAGTCAGCGAGGATGCGTTCGTGTTCGAGATCATGCGGCACGAGGCCAATCCGGCGCTGATCAAGGAAGCTCGCGAGAAGCAGCTGCAGGCCGCCGAGACGCGCGGCTGGGAAGACGCGGTCGATGCGTTTGAGGATGCGGTCGAGGAGGTGTTCAAGCGGCGGTCGGCGTCTCCGGCGCGCGTGGCTCGGCACCTGATCGAGCATTCGGACATTTCGGCGCTGGATGAGTACGTTGCGCGTCGTGGTGATGCGGTGCAGCCATTCGACACCATCGAATCAGCGGCAACGCTGGAGCGAGAGCGCATGTACGCATTCTCCGAATCCCTGGAAGCCACCGCCGAGCACTATCGCAAGTGGGAAGGCATGAACTGCGACCGCATGGAACAGGTCGGCCTGACGCCCGAGGTGGAGAAGCAGTCCATCATCACCTCGACCCGGTTCCGCGGCATCGCACACCTGCTCGCGGAGTCGGTCGCGGAGAAGATCAACGCGGGCGAGACGGTCCGCGTTCTGGAGTTCGGCTGCGCACACGGCCACATCACCATGGCGCTCGCGGAGCAGTTGCCGCAGGTCCAGTTCACCGGCATGGACTTCATGGAGCGGTCCGTCGCGCTGGGCAACAAGACCGCAGCCGAGCGCAAACTGACGAACATCACGTTTGTGCAGGGGTCTCTCGACAGCCTGCCATCGCTGGAGCCGTTCGACGTCGTGATCGCGCCCGAGGTGATCGAGCACATCATGGACTGGAAGGGTGCCGTCAACAGCCTGCTGGGCGCGCTGAATGTCGGCGGCGACCTCATAACCACGACCCCGACGGGCCGTTGGGAGTGGTCGGGTCGTCACTGGTGGCACAAGGGCCGGGAGCACCTGCACCACTTCGAGCGGCAGGACCTGCTGGACATCTTCCAGGAGTTCGCGACGCGCATCTACCAGGCTCCTGCGGGCGCCGATCCCGCGGGGCAGGCGCACGGCTCGTGGGTCCTGCGCGCGACGAGGTCAAAGGACGCAGAGTTGCGAGACATCGACTACGGCCGCAAGTTCGCGACCCTTGCCCCTCGAGACACCGTCTCGCTGTGCATGATCGTGAAGAATGCGCAGGAGTCCATCGGTCGCGCGCTGCGCTCCGTCGTCGATTGGGTGGACGAGGTCGTGATCGCACTCGACGAGAAGACCGACGACCGCACCCGCGAGCGCATCGCGGAGGTCGAGGCGGACTTCCCGAACGTCGCCTTCACGGTGTTTCCGGCGAAGTCGCCCCTAGAGATCGGGTTCGACGCCGCGCGCAACGCGACGATCGAGCGTTCCTGCGGCGACTGGATCTTCTGGATGGATGCGGATGAGGAGGTCGTCGGAGCGCACAACATCATTCGCCTCCTGCGCCCGGGCGCGTTCGACGGCTACGCCATCGCCCAACACCACATGTCGCAGAATCCGGCCTCCTGCATCGCGACGGACTACCCGACGCGGCTGTTCCGGCGGGATTCTGGCGCGCGGTTCTGGGGCGTCGTGCACGAGCACCCGGAGACCGAGATCGGCAAGGCCATCCCGCACTCGACTTCTGCGGGCGACATTTCCGTCATGCACTACGGTTATACCGACGAGGGCGCGCGCCGTGGGCGATACATGCGGAACTGGCCGCTGCTGCTGAAGGACCTCGAGAAGCACCCGAACCGCAAGCTGAACCAGTTCCTGTACCTGCGTGACCTGGCTCAGGGGCTCGCGTTCGAAGGGCAGCAGACGGGCGCAGTCTCGGAGCGCATGCTGCTCGACGCGAAGCGCGCGGTCGAGATCTTTGAGCGGATGATCGACGAGATGCCGATGCTCCGCATGGTGCTTGACGCCATCCAGTACTATTCGGCGGCGGCCTCCGCGCTCGGCCCGGGCTTCCACGCAAAAGTCGCAGTGACCACCCGCAAGGACGAGCTGCCCGGCGTCTCCGCGGTCGCGAACCTCGAGGGCTATTTCCACAGCATTGCCACCTACACGCGCCTGCTGGCGCGTATCGCAAAGGAGACGACAGTGAACTATGAAGCACAATACCTCTGACATGAAGACCATCGCGGGGTCCATTCTGCCGCTGTACGGTGAGTTCAAGGCGACGATCTTCCGTGCCCGCCCCGATGGCGGCTACACCAAGGAAGAGCGCGACTGGGTCCGCAACCAGCTGACGGCCGCGGGACTGAACCGCATCGCCAACCGCGCCGTGCAGGCCACGGGCACCACGCCCGCGTACATCCTGGGCGTCGGCACGCTGACGGCCGCCGCGTCGCTCGACTCGACGAACTTCGGCGAGGTCGCGAACGGCCGCAAGGCGTCGATCGTGTCGGGCGCTTCGGCGCAGTCCCGCGAGTGGATCTTCATGACCGGAACCTGGGGCGGTTCGGCGGACTCGGTGACCAGCCTGACGCTGGATTCCGCCGCGATCCTGTGCCACGCGTCGTCCGGTCAGGGCGCCGTGTTCAACATCGTCAACGGCCTAAGCGTGGTTCTCGCGAACTCCGACTTCCTGGCGCTGACCGCGCGTATTCGCGTCGGGTCGCACGACCTGTCGCACACCACCTGATGGGAGGAATGGAATGCAATGGCTGATGGAAGAACTTTCGAGGACGTTGCGATCGCGCATCACGCGGCATGGGCAGCCGGGGACTTCGACACCTGCTCTGCGCTGCTCCGCGAGGCGCGGGAGATCGTCGGCGACAAGGCCACCGTCAAGCAGATGGGCGACGGCGCCCTGCAGCTCGTTCCGAACGGGTGACGCATGACGACGGTCGTTGGCGTGCACCAGATCGAAATGACATCGCAGTGCAACCTGCGGTGTCGTTACTGCGTGCACCCGACGATGCCGCGTCCGAAAGTCCACATGGACGATCGGACGTACGCGCAGGCGCTGCTGCGGACCAAGGAACTACTTGCCAAGCAGAAAACGAAGCAGGCCGAACTGAACCTCGCCGGCATCGGTGAGTCCACGATGCACCCGGAGTTCGTCCGGAACGTCTGGCTCGCGCGCGAGGCGATCGGTTGGCAGACGGACCTGATCCTGGCGACGAACGGACTGCTGATGGACCTGGCGCTGGCGAAGGCGATCGCACCGGCCCGCCCGAAGGTCTGGGTGTCCCTGCATCGGCCCGAGAAGGCCCATGCTGCGGTCGAGGCGCTGCGCGAGGCCGGCATCCTGTCTGGGGTGTCGATCGATCCATCGGTGTCTGCGGTCGACTGGGCTGGGCAGCTGAAGTGGAACGTCACGACTCCGCTCAAGGGGTCGCTGTGCAATTGGGTGCCGCGCGGCATGGTGTTCGTGATGGCGGACGGTCGCGTGTCGCGGTGCTGCTTCGACGGGCAGGCGTCGGGCGTCATGGGCACGGTGTGGGATGATTTCCCTGCTGAGACGGCGCCGTATGACCTGTGCGCGAAGTGTCACCTGAGCGTGGGGGTGGCGGCATGACCCTCCCACGCTTCAACACGAACATCATCGTGGGGCGCGAGCGGTCGACGCCGCTGCGCGAGATCCACGAGATCGAGTTCACGTCTCGCTGCAACCTCGCCTGCCGGTACTGCCCGCACCCGAAGATGACGCGCCACAAGGGCGACATGACGCGCAAGACGTTCGACGCCACGATGGCGCACGTCCAGCACTATGTCGACGCCGGGACGCAGGGCGAGGTTTCGCTGACCGGAATCGGCGAGGCGCTGATGCATCCGGATTTCGTGGCGTGGGCGACGGTCGTCCGTGAAGTGATCGGCAAGGACCGCAAGCTCGTCCTGTCGACCAATGGACTGCTGATGACGAAACTGACTGCAGAATTCCTGGCACGAATGGACGCCCATGTGTACGTTTCCGGACACCGCCCCGAGAAGGCTGGCCCCGCGATCGAACTGCTGAAGGCCGCAGGCTGCAAAGTTGGTGCAAACACCGCCTTCATGGACAATGCCATTGACTGGGCGGGGCAGGTCGATTGGTTCGTGTCGACGGACGCTCATATGTGCTCGTACTTGCAGAAGCGCTGGGCTGCCGTGCGGCAGGATGGATCCGTGAATACGTGCTGCATGGACGCAGAGTCGCTTGCACCGATCGGGTCGGTCTACGATGCCGTCGGCTCGCTGCGCACCTGGACGACGGACGTCTGCCGAAACTGTTCGCTCGTCGTGCCGAACGAGTTCCGCTACATGGGCGAGTACCCGCAGGAACTCGTTGACTTCCTCGTCGCGCGCGAAGAGAAGCGTAAGGCCAAGGAGGCTGCGGCCTGATGCCTGTCGCGCGCAGAATCCGCAGGATCGTCGCCGGCTCACCGTCTGTGGCGGGTGGTGGGGCGAGCGGGATCACGTTCGACTCGGGATGGTCTGGTAGCGGGACGTTCGCGGACGGCCAGATTGTCAGCGTCTCAAAGGCTGGCGGAGGGCTTGCTCTGCGTACTGACGAGCGCCCGCTGCTCTGGATTCCAGGGGAAACGTCATTCCTTCGGGATTCGACATATAGCCGGCTATCCACGACCATGACGGCGCGTGGCAATGCGAGCATAGACAGCACGATCAAGCCAACCAATGCGGCGGGGTCTATCAGTCAGGCGTGGCCCCTCAATAGCGTCGCCGGGACTGCCGATCATTGCTTTTTCTCGAATGACCCGGTCTGGTCCTTCAGTACGGATTCCGTTCGCGTCAGTGTTAAGCGATACCACAACTGGGCGCTGGATACAGACGATAACGACAAGTGCTTTCGATTGTGGCCAACCGCATTCGTGACGCCGGATGTTTACCACAAGATCGCACCGACTGGGGCATCTACCGTAAGCATTGAGGGTTACACAGACCAGCACGATGCGACTAACGGCGCTACTTACTTCTGGGATGAGAACTTTGCAGAGGACACATGGGCGTCCTATGAACACCTGTTCAAAGAGTCCTCAGATAACGCATTCGATGGAATTTGCAGGCTCTATCGAAACGCTGCCCGCGCTCATCCTGAAAGCTACGGGTGGAAAACACGCAATAGTTCTGGAGAGCCTGGAAGCGCTGTAAAGACGCAGGGCTATCTAGACCAGTTCTCCAACCCGACCAGCACGGGCATGGAGTCCGGTGGCCGTGAGCTGAAGATATGCCATATCTATATCACGGACACGCTGGCGTGCTTCTACGTGAGCACGGAATCAACGTGGACACAAACCACAATGAACGGGGCTAACGATCCAGGCGTGATTCGGGAATACGCGCTGCCAACGCAGGACTCTGGCTCTGATACGGGCTGCGGCTTGTATCTGCGCAAGGGCGTTCATGCGTCTTTGTCTGGGATGTATCTCTGGTTCGCTCCTGCGGATGGATCAACTCCGCAACGAATAGGGCAGTTCACCTAATGGCTTCTCAAGTTCAAACAGCCAACAGCGCGGACGGTTCCGTTGCGAGCCTTGCGTTCGGCTCCAATGTCGCGGCCGGCAACCTGCTCATTGTGTGGATACGAGTATCCACGGGTGACGGTACGCCGACTGGAATCACTGACACCGTTGGAACGACCTATTCGCAGATTGGCTCTGCGCTGTCGATCTCAACGGGTATCGGTTACTTATATGCAGGCGTCGCAGCAGCATCAGGTGCAAATACGGTTTCAATCGGCGGTGGCGCAATTGCCCGCACGCTGATTCAGGAGGTGACCGGCCTTACATCAGCGACGCTAGACCAGACGAATCAGGCCACCGGGACAAGCTCCGCAGCCGATAGCGGGAACATCACGACCACTGCGGCAACGTGGATATTTGCCGGGTTGCTGATGACCAATTATCCAAGCGTAGGCCCAACGGCTGGATCAGGGTTTACTGGCATCAACCTGGCAGACGGCAATAAGTACGGCGGTGAGTATCAGGACGCTGCCGCTACTGGAACGTATGCGGGCGCGTTTACGCTTCCAGAGTCGAATACATGGGGAGCAATTGTTGCCGCGTTCAAAGGTTCCGGCGGCTCATCCCCCGTGCCATCGGCGCTTCTCGCAACCGTAACCAGGAGGATCGGCGCTTAAATGCCACGCGTACTGATTGCCAACAACGCGCGCTCGACGCTCTCGGTCGCAGTGTCGTCCAACTCGCAAGCCTCACTCACGCTGCAGACAGGCGACGGCGCGCTGTTTCCGTCACCGGTTGCGCCCGAGCACTCCTACGTGACGCTTGACGACGGCACCAACATCGAAATCTGCCGCCTCATCGCGCGTTCCGGCGACGTGCTCACAGTGCTGCGCGGGGTCGACGGCACGACCGCGCAGGCGTCCTTCGCCACCGGGACCAAGGTTGAGGGCCGGATCAACGTCGACACCTTCGAGCACTTCACAGGAGTGCGCGCCATTCCGCGCATGAAGTGGGTGCGGGCAGCAGGCAACGTCGCAAGCTATCAAGTAATGGGCGCTACCGTGCCGACGCTCATCAACTCGTCCATCGCAGGCACGTTGACCAACTCCTCGTACCGCGAGTCGCAGGAGCGTATCCGTCAAGCGCAAGCCAACTCCGCGCAGAACCCCATCGGGGTGCGCGTCGCGCAGCCTTGCGTCAACGGTACCAATGGGTTCCGCTTCCTGACGCAGTTCGGATTCGCCACCGCGCCCAACTCGTCGCACTACTTCATCGGCCTCGTCAACACCACGGGCCTTCATACGTCGGTGCATCCGCCGTCGTCGCTCATCTCGGGCATCGGCGTCGGCTGGGCCAACGGCGCGTTGAACTCCGAGCTTTCGATCTTCCGCAACGACAACTCTGGCAACGCTGTCGCCCTGGCGCTGGGGTCCTACTTCACGGTGCAGACCAAGGCGTGGTATGAGCTTGAGCTTGACTGCCCTGTGGGCGGTGGCCGCATCGACTATGCCGTGCGTCGACTGGACGTGTCGTCGATCCCGTCCGCGTCAAGCTACTTCACCGCAGACATCCCGGGGACGTCGCTCTGGCTCTCTCCGCACGTATTTGGCTCCACCATGGTCACGTCGCAGTTCCTCGCGGAGCTCGGCGGGTTCTACTGGGAGTCCTGATGTTCAACGGGTCCGCTTTCAACCAGTCACAGTTCAACGGCGACTCCGCGCAGTCGTTCGGGTACGCGTACCTGAAAACGGCGTCGGATGCGTTTGACCTGTACGACAACGGCGGCACTTTCCGCATCCAGGAACGCTTTGCGGGCGACGTAGCAACCGTCATTGACCAGATCATTGCGCAGACAACTGGCGGCAGTTCTGTCGTCAACAGCAAGACGGCGTCCGACCTAATAACGATGACCGATGCCGGGCTGCGCTATGCGCTTCGTGGCAGGACCGTCGGCGACTCGGCCACGATGTCTGATGCGGCGCTCGACTACATCCTGCGCAGCCGACTCGCGACCGATTCGATAGTGCCGTCTGACCAGTTGCTGCGCTATGCGCTACTTACAAGACTAGCTGCAGACGGTTTTGTGGTCGCTGATCAAGCTTACCGGTCGATCTATCGCTACCGGGAAGCAGTCGACACTATTACCGTCATCGACTCCGCCACCGCGACGCTCACGCGCGACAACGTCCGCAACCGCACGGCGTCCGACGCTTTCCTGCTGTACGACAGCGACGGTGTCCGCAAGTACTACGATGTGCGTGCGGGGGACGCCGCGGTTGTCACTGACTCTGCCACCGGGACCAAGGTCAACAACGCCAACGTCCAGTCGCGCACGGCGTCAGACGCGTTCACCGTCACGGATCAGGGACTCGTGTTCCGGCTGCGTGGCCGAATCTCGTCCGACACGATCACGGTCGACGACACGGGCCGCTACGCCGTCATCGACATACTCGAGGAAGACACCGTCACGTTGTCCGACTCCGCGACGCGGTCGCTGCTGCGCATCCGCACGACGCAGGACTTGCTGACGCTGGTCGACACGCTCACGAAGTCGATCACGAGTGGCGGCAACATCTACGCCAACACGTTGTCGGACGCGCTAACGGTTACGGACGCGGCCACGCGGACGATCTACCGTAACAGGCTGCTGCAGGACCTGGCGGAACTGCAGGACACGCTCACGAAGTCCATCACGGGTTCCGGGACGCTGTATTCCTCGACGCTGTCCGATGCCATCACGGTATCTGACCAGGTGCTGCGCGGCCTGCTGCGCACCCGTATTGGAACAGACGGATTTTCCCTCGCGGACGCCGTCCTGCGTTCGCTGCTGCGGATCCGCGAGACCATGGACACGGTCGACATTCTGGACGGATCGCTGCAGTACCGGATGCGCAGCCGACTGATCACGGACGCGCTCGGCATCACGGACGCCGCTACGGGGCTGCGGGTTCCGTTCATCCAATACCAGTACGACCCGCGGCCGAGGTTCGGCGTCGCGCCGTCGGGGATATACTTCACCGCAGCGCCGCAGATCGCCATCGGCAACGGCGCCACGGGAATCAACTTCGGAGGCTACCAATAGATGTTCACGGTTCCCGTGCTCGACGCCTTGGCCGGCACGACCATCCGCCTCACCTGGGTCAATTCCGGGGCGACGGCCAGCCCGATCAGCTTCGCGCTGCTCGACCGCAACGAGACGCTCATCAGCTCGATCTCGGGCGTCAGTTCCGGCAACGGGCACTACTACGCCCCGGTGTACGTCCCTACGTCATGGGCGTACTATGTTGCCCAAGCAATTGCTGTCATTGACGCCAGTACCTACGTCAGCCGGGCGCTGGTCAAGCGCTGGAAAGTGGAGGCGAACTAGCCATGCGGTACACCTGCTGGGAAGACGTCGTCGCCCGCTATCCTGGCGCCGCCAAGCTCGCAACGGCCAACGACGGCAACAACTTCGAGCCGTCCTTCGGTCTGCCTGCGGAGGCCACTGTGGACGCGAGCCTCGCCCTGCGGTATCCGTCCGTCCCACTGGCGAACACGCCCACATTGGCCCCGTATGCGGTCAGGGACGTATCCACAGACCTCGCCTACTGGAAGATGGCGTGGATGTCGCTCAAGCCCGAGCACGAGGTCATCCTGCGGGAGTCGATCAACGATCGGCTGCGAGCGCTGTCGACCGGGTCCATGGCGATCGTGACCTCTGCCGGGATCAGTTATCCGTCGCTTGGCGCGTTCGGTACGCATACCGGCTACTCGAACGTGTCAGGCATCGACGCGGTCGAGGACTGGGCGGTCACCTCGCAGTGGCTGACCGATCAGGAGGACCTGCGCGGTGATTGAGGTCACTGTCTACGGCACGGAAATTGCCCGCAAGAAGCTCGCAGCGATGGCGGGCGTGATGGCGCCCGACCGCCGGGAACTGAACAACCGGAAGGTCGGCATACAGCTGCATTCCGACGTCATGCGGACGTTCCAGGCCGATGGCGCGACGTTCGGGCGGCCTAAGTGGGAGGACCTGAAGGCCAAGGGCCGGTATCCGGCATCCACAGTCCGTCCGCGGAAATTCACGACCACCTATCAGATCCTGCGCGACACGGGCGCGCTGCGTCAGTCCTTCGTCCCGCTGTCAGACGAGAAACTGGCCGGCGTCGGCGCAGTGAGTTTCTACAGCCCAATCGATCAGGAGGACCACGGCGACCTGGCCGCCGTCCACCAGTTCGGCGCGCCCGCCAAGAACCTCCCGGCACGCCCCATGCTGCCGACTGATGATCGGGCCATGTCGGTCATGACTCAGGTGTACGCGATGGACATTCAGCGGGCGGTGAAGTCATGACGACCATTGCCCCGGTCAACGTCTCCAGCATCACCGAGACGCTGGTCGCCACGCTGCAGAAGTTCCCAGCGCTTGAGGGCGTTCGCATCGAACGCAGCGAGGACGCCGACGCCGACCCGAACAGCGGTGCCTATGTCGGCGTGTACCGCATGGGCGTGCAGTACCCGATCCGCGCCATGGGCATGGGCGGCGGTTTCCGCGACCAGCGCATCCGCATGTTGATCTTGGCGCGGGCGTCGGACCCGAATAGCGGCGAGGCGTGCGAGCTGGCGCTCGAGACGCTGGTGCGGAACATCCTGACCGCGCTGTTTTCGGACAACACGCTGGGCGGCGTTATCGGGATGCTGGACGAGTTTGAAGTCGATTACACGCGCTACGACCGCTCGGGAACTGTGTACTCGCAGACCGCGCAGATACAGTTCGTGGCAATCACCAATACTACGGTTTCTTGAGGAGGCTACAGAAGTTCAATGGGTTACGGCGCACAGTACGTTATGGGCATTGCCCGTCAGACGGCCGCGGGTTCCGCCGGCGCCGTGCTCACGGTCACGTCCTACCACCACATCCCGTTCATCTCGACCGACGTCGGCTACGAGAAGCAGGAGGTCATCTCGCAGAACCTGACCGGCCGCTTCGAGCAGGGCGCGAGCTATGACGGCATCGCGAACATCGCGGGCACCATCGAGTACGAGCCGCTGCCGAAGGCGCTCGGCGCGATCCTGACGGCCGCTATCGGCCAGCCCACGTCGGTGACGTCAGCCAGCCTGCGGACGCTGACGTTTCTGCCGCGCACGGCGGACTTCGGGTCCACGCTGATCAACGAGCCGCACTCGATCATCGGCAAGTTCTCTGACGTTGCGTCCGCCGAGCTTGCCTACGACGCGCAGTTCGGATCTGTGGAGTTCCAGTTCCAGCAGGGCCAGTTGCTGCGCTCTCGCGCGGTGGTCGTCGGCGGCCTGCGCATGCCGACAGGCGCGGGGTCCGCTGGCCTGGCGCTGACGCTGGATACGGTCGACCTGTCCGCCGGGTTCCTGTGGGACGTTGCCTCGATCAGCTACGGCGGAGGGGCCATCGGCAACCTGTCCTCCATCACCGTCCGCCTCAACGACAACATCGAGCCACTGTACACGCTGAACGGCACGCTGCTGCCGTACAAGTACACGCGCACGGGGTTCCGCGAAGTCACGGTGCAGGGAGAGATGCTGTTCGACACGCGGTCGATGTACAACGACTTTACCGCTGTCAACACGACGGTCACCCGCCAGCTGCTGATCACGGCGCGCAACACCCGCGTCCAGGTTCAGTCCGGGTACTACCCGACGCTGACCATCGACGTGCCGCAGATGAAGCTGACCACGCTGAAGCCGGCCGTATCGGGGCCGTCGGAAGTGCGCGTTCCGTTCACTGGCCGCGGCATCATCGACCCCTCGTCAAACTACACGTTCAAGGCGACGCTCATCACCACCTACGCCGGTGGCTACTAACAGGAGGCATTGTGTACAGCAAGACGAAAAAAGGCACCATCGCGTTCGACGGGCAGGACGTGCCCTACGAACTGACGCGGCTGACGATCGAAGAGGCCCGCACGTTCCGCGACGGCGGGGCGAAGGCCGTAGACGAAGTGTTCCGCAAGCGGATCGTGAAACTTGGGCCGGTGCTCGACGCTGACGGCGCCGAGGTGCCGCTCGAGACGGTGCTGACGGAGTTTTACTTCAACCCGCTGGTCAATGCGGCTGTGGCGGCGCTGATGGAAACCGGGGCGATCCCGGCGGACAAAGTCGCCCCTTCCGCCGCGAGTTAGCCTGCCGGCTCGCTGGCAGGAATTACCCGGCAGGAGAGACGCAGTGCAAGGTCGCAGGGCTGAACGCAAGCGGATGGATCGAACTGTGGGCCTGGTGTCACGCGCCCGGGTTCTCGGGTCCGGTGCGCACGGCGTGGCCGGACGGGCGGTCGCTGCTGGAACAGCCTGCGGTGGTTGTGCGAGTGTTTGACCTGATCACGGAGATTGCGGCAGAAGTGGCGAGGACAGACAAGCAATGATCCAAGACACAACCCTGCGGATGGTGGTGCAGGCTGTCGATCAGGCGTCGGCGCCGCTTGACGCCGTGAAGGACAAGGTCGACGGCCTGTCGAACAGCATCGATGGGACGAAGGCTGCGGCCGAGGATGCGCTGCCTGCGGTGGGGAAGGCTGCGACGGATGTCGTGGATGATTTCGATGACTTGGGAAGGAGTGCTGCGAGCGCAGCATTTCATCTCGGTCCGGGGATGATCGAGGCCATTGCCGCGGCTGGTTTTGCGTTTGTCGCGTTGGTGAAGTACATCCGCGAGGCGAATGCAGAGCATGAAAGGTTGCGCGACCTGTCTACGTCTCTGTCGCTACCATACGAAACAGTCAAAACGTACTCCGAATCCTGGCTCAAAGTCGCACAGGCGTTGAACGAGGTAGCCAACGGCTATCGCAAGATGAGCGATGCTCAATCCGCCGCAATGGCGAGCATCGGTTTGAGTCCAGGCAACAAACGAGAGAACGACACGACCCGCACAGCCATTGCTCTTGGCAAAGGGACGGATAGAGAAAAGATTGACACCTTGCGCCGGCTGTTTGGAATTGGAGACGACCAGACAGCTATCGATATCATCAAGGAAGAAAACAAGAAGTTCTTCCGAGAAGTATCTCAGTCAGGAGGCCTCGGAGTAAGTGACGCGCTCGCAGAGCGAGTCCTGAAGGGGGACAATAGCGGCGTAACTCCAGACATTGCCCAGCGTATCAGGTCGTTCACCAATTCCTCTGGGATCGGGTTCGGTCAGTTGGATGTATCGCAACTTGCAGGACGAACCGCATCCCCGAACAGTTTCGCTGACTTCCAAGAGCTGCAGAAAGAAGCCGAGCAGCAGCGTAAAAAAGCCGTCTCGGAGATGCAGAAAGCGGAGGACGATGCGCGCAAGGCCGCAACAGATGCCGAAAAGAAAGCCGCCCAGGAACGCCTGCAGCGGATGCGCGACCAGTACGACCAGCAGGCCGCATTTGCCCAGCAGGGCGTGAAGCTCGCAGAGGACGAGGCCAAGGCGCTGTCAAAGGTGCTCGCGGAAAACGACAAGGAGATCGGCAAGTCATCATCTGATGCCTGGAAGACGATCAACGAGCAGGTCGGTCGCGAACTGAAGGAACTGCAGTTCCCCGTCAACGAATTCGTCGAGACGTGGAAGGACGCGATGAAGGACATGGTGTTCTTCGGCGATTTCTCATTCAAGCGCCTTGTTGCTCGTATCATCGTGCAGCTGACGAGCAAAGAACTGTTCGCTGCAATCGACCGCGTCGGAGACGCGCTCTCGGACGCGATGTCTGGAGGTGGCGGCGGCGGTTTGTTCAGCAAGGTCGGCAAGTTCCTTGGCGGCATCTTCGGCAACGCAGGCGGCGGCCAGGAGTCCGGCCTGCGCTGGGTGGGCGAGGAAGGACCTGAGCTTGTAGCGTCCGGTCCCAACGCTATGCGCGTGTACAACATGAGACAGATGGCGTTCGCGGGGGGCGGCGGCTCGCAGCAGTCAACCAAGTACTACGACCACCGCACCTACAACATTTCGGGTGTCGAGACGCAACAGGTCATCGGCTACATCGAGCAGACGCGGCGCGAAGACCAACGTGGCATCGTGCGCATGCTTGAACGCAACGGACTCGGGAGCATGAGGTAATGGCATATCCGCAAGTCATCATTCCGCCGTCGGTGAAGCCTGTCTCTCCGCTGGAACTTGCTCCGGCGGATGACCAGACGGTGTCGTTCCAGCCGCGGTTCGCCCGTGGCACGACGCAACGGCAGACTTGGGGCGATCCTATCTGGTCTGCGCAGGTTCGGTTCGAGTCGCTGTCGGGCGCGGACCGTGCGCTGCTCAAGGCGGCCGTCGCGGGCGCTCGTGGCGGGGCGTCCAACATCCTCATGACTCCCGGCATCCCGCTGCGCGGCTCGTTTCCGGCGACGGAGGTGTACACGAACAGCGACTTTCGGAATGGGACAACGGGATGGAGTGTCCCGAGCGACAACACGCTATCCGTATCAGACGGAGTTGCTCGCGCCATTCACAACGGCACAAAGTCGACTGGGTACATTGAAATCTACCAGTCCGTGACGTTGACGCAGTACGCTCCATACTGCGCCAGGGTTTTCTACGATACGAGCAACTGGCCGATAACCACGAATGTTATCGGACAGTACATGGACGGCAACAACTATGCCGCTAACGTCAGTGGCATGAACACGTATGCAAACGTGAATGTCAGCAGCGGCTCACAGAGCGTGTTCCCACTCGTCGCGCAAGACAGCACGGGTGTAGTGGCGGGACAGCGCATCGACATGCCTTATGTCTCCCTCGCACGCTGCATCCTTGCAGACGCTGGCCCAAATGCGCTGATTCAAAGCACCGCTCTTGAAGATACTGGCGCTTGGGGTCGTAGCCAGATATCCAACATAACCAGCGGTGGCACTGCCCCGGACGGTACGGCAACAGCAAGATCAATCATCGAGAATGGCAGCGCCGGATCACACTACATTGCGCAATCAGTCGCTGTAGCTGCCGCCGCCGCTGATTTCACGTTCTCTGTGTACTTGAAAGTAGGCACAAGGGGATTCGGATACATTCAATTAGTGGAAGCGACCGGCGGCACAGCGGCCTACTCCTACCTAAATCTAAGTAGTGGATCGTGGGACAGTGAAGCAACCGGGGCGAACTGGTCAAATCTTCGCAAGCACATCAATGATTACGGCAACGGCTGGTATAGATTCAGCATCACGGCCCGCAAGACAAACGGGGCGACCACGATTTCTGTTTTGGTTGGAATCGCGTCGGCCGCCAATACTGGAAGTTACACAGGCGATGGAGCGTCATATATTCAGGCGTGGGGCGCGTCACTGGCGCAGTCAGGCGTGCCAGCTCGCTATGTTGCAACAACCGCCACCGCCACCGCCGGCACCTCACAAACCGGCTCCTCCATCTACGTCAAGGGGCTGCCCGTCTCGACTTCTGGGCTGCTCCTCGCTGGCGACTTCGTCGAGATCAACGGCGAACTGATGCAAGTCACTGCGTCTCTCGACTCCGACGCTGCGGGCCTCGGCGTATTGCAGATTCACCGGCGGCCGACGACCGCCATCGCGGACAACATACCGATCATCGTCAACAACCCGTTCGGCACGTTCCGCCTCGCATCCGATCCACGCATTACGGAGCGGTTCGGCGTGTACACGGACGTTGACCTGCAGCTGATCGAGGCGACGGCATGACGCGTTTTCTATCCACCTCCATGCAGGCGCTCTCGGAGCAGAGTCTGCTTGCGTACCGGCAGCTTGTCGATATCGGCGTCACGTTGGGCACGATCTACTTCTGCACCGGGAAACAGTTCATCGGCGCGAACTCCTACACGCCGAATACCTACGTTCCAGTCGGCGGAATCGGTGAGATCGAAGCCGTCCAGGAGGAGTCGGATGTGTTCCCGCGCTCGCTCGTCATGCGCCTCTCCGGCGTCAACACATGGATGAGCGGGTCGATGAGTCTCTACGAGCCGTTGCGTGAGTCGATGTTTGGGCGGCAAGTGAAAGTCTACCGCGCGTTCCTCAACCCGTCGGACTGGACGCTCACAAACACGCCGGAGACCGTGTGGACGGGGCGCACCGTGCGCATCGACGTGCGGCCGATGGAAGGCGTGTACGAGTTGGAGGCCGAGATGGACTTGCGCCGTGGGGCCAAGGTCCAGTATTTCAATCGCGAGACATTCCGCGCAGTCGACTCTTCCGACACGTTCGGCAACTGGATCGACCAGATTCCGTTGTTCAAGGGCTCGTGGGGAGGCATGGCCGTCGACTTCGCTGGCACGTCGAAGCGCTCAGGAAAGGGCGTCATCAACACCAAGATTTCCGTTCTCTACGACAAGACGGGTGGCTGAGTGAATCTGCAACAGTACCTAGACACCGTCCGCAACCGTCCCTACGAATGGGGCGTGCATGACTGCGCGATGTTCGCTGCCAACGCCGTAGACAACATGCACGGCACGTCCTACGGCCTCAAGGTGCGGGCGTTCGGCGCAACATCCGCGCGGGCCTACCGGGCGCTTCTCCGTTGCGGCCGCACGCTCGAGGCCATGGCATCAGAAGTCCTGGGCGCGCCGGTCGTGAAAAAAATCGAGTCGGGCGACGTGGTGCTAATCGGCAGTGGGCGCCGCGCATGCCTCGGCATTGCTGATCCGCCACTGGCGTACGCTGCTGGTCCTGTCGGATTCTCGCCAGTCCCATTGCATACCGTCACCCGTGTATGGAGGCCCGCGTAATGCCGCCTGTCGCTGCCGCCATATCTGGGGCCATCGTCGCCATCGGCGGCGGGACGTTCGCGGCCGCTGCCGTCGGTGTGGCGGCCGCTACCGCGTTCGAGTATGCGTCGACGCTGTTCCTGCTGAACAAGGCCAACTCGATTCTCAACAAACGCGGCAAGACCGGCGAGTCGCGCGGCCTCGAGGTGTCCATCGCAGACAGCAACGCCGAGGCCCGCATCATCTATGGCGAGGTGCGCGTTGGCGGCGTGCACATGATCCCTGGCGTGACGTCCGGGACGAACGGCGAGCACTTGCACGCCGTTCTTGCGCTTGCGGCGCACGAGATCGACTCGTTCCAGGCACATTACATCGACCAGGACACGGTCCCGACTCCTGCCTCCATCACGGGCGCAGCAGGCGACGGCCTTGTGTCGTCCGGAACGTACGCAAACAAGCTGTGGATTCGTGGCTACACGGGGACCATGACGCAGACTGTGGACTACATCCTCAACGCTGCTTTCCCGTCGCAGTGGGCAACTACCGCGAGAGCGCGTGGGTTCGCCTACGTCGCCTACAAGTTCGCCTATAGCAAGGGCGAGATCTACAAGTCCATACCGGTGCCTACGGTCAAGGTGCGCGGCGCGAAGGTGTACGACCCGCGACTCGACTCCACCAACGGTGGCAGCGGTTCGCAACAGTACACGGACCAGACGACGTGGGCGTACTCGAACAACCCTGCGTTGTGCTGGGCGAACTACCGGATGATGGACTACGGGTACGACAATGACCCGGCGACACAGATCGACTGGGCCACGGTAGCTGCGGCGGCAGACGTGTGCGACGCGTTGGTGGCCAACAAGGATGGCGGCACGTCGGCGCGTTACACCTGCAACGGCTTGCTCATCAACGAGCCGGAGAACCTGCTTGATAACGAGCAGAAACTCATCGACTCCATGCTCGGCCACCGGACCTGCGTCGGCGGCAAGTACCAGATTTATGCGGGCGCGTGGGAGACGCCTGGCGCGGGCTACACCATCGCGAAAGAGGACTGGCTGACAATCGACTCCATCGTCACCGTCTCTCCACAGGACCAATCCGGTCGGTTCTCCGAGGTGCACTGCTTCTTCGTCGACCCGAACCGCAACTGGCAGCGCGTCGAGGCTTACGTGCGCCGCAATGCGACGTACCTGGCCGACGACGCGGGATATCCGGCCGCCATCGAAATGGAGCAGCCACTGTGCACGGACGAGTCAGAAGCCCAGCGAAAGGCCGAGTTCGTGCTCCGACAGTCGCGCAACGGCGTGACGCTTGTCGGCACGCTCCCACCTCGGTTCCAGTTCCTGAAGACCTTCAAGACCGTCGCGCTCACGTTCGCGGAACTCGGGTGGACATCGAAAACGTTCCGCATCGTCGCCTACGACACGAACATGGACGGCTCGGTGCGCGTCGCATTGAAGGAAGAGCAGGACACCGACTGGACGGACCTGTCGAGCGGAGACTACGGGACGCCGTCGACTACGGCGGTTCCGTCGCAGAATCCGACAAGCCCGAATGCAACGGCGTCGCTGACCGTCACCGGGTTCCCAGGCGCGATTGACCTTGCGTGGCCCGACAGCACCATCAAGCCCGTCGGCACTCGGTACCGCGTGATGGAGGCGTCGGTCAACTCCTACCAGCAGGCACTGATGCGGTGGGAAGGGGACATGACTCGCGCGGTGCTCGCCAAGACGAACACGGCGACGTTCTACTACTGGGTGGACGCGGTGAGCGCGCAGGGTTCGTACAGCACGTTCCCGGGCGTGAGTTCTGGCGTTGTTGGTGCGGCTAAACTCGTCGATACGGACAACATCGCGCCGAATGCAGTGTCTTGGGTGTTTCAGGTGAACTGCCTTGGGACGCAGACTCACAGCACAAATGGACCATTCGGATTCGGCGTCGCGGAGTTGAACATCGCTCCGTCATCCATAACGACAGATGGCTATCTCGATATCTACGCGCGCAGCGACTTCGGCAACGCGAACGATTTTCCGACCGGGAACCAGTACTTACAGATGCTTGGCAAGTGTGGTGCCAACTCGTACTACTACATCGGCTCCGGCACGATTGTGCCGCGCAGCTTCCAGACCGATGACGCGCTTGGCTCGTTCAATGCTTATGGCACATTCCCGGTCGTAGCAAACAACTCGGCTGCTGTTTACTTGAACTGGATCTTGCCAAATTCTGGCGCTCATAGCTTCATGCACCGAGAAGACATCCTGAGAGCGGAGTTTAGAAAACGATGATCCAACTACAACTCAACCGCGACCGCTTCCTGCCGTACGCGATCATGGGGCGGCTAGTCGAGCCGCAGTCCGGCCGCTCGTGGGACACGATCGAGCGCCCCTGGGTGCCGTCGTCGATCTACCTCTACGGCACAAAGGGCCAGAGCTGCATCCCATTGGGTGAGTACCGCATCGCGCGCTACTCCTCGGACGCACACCCCGGCGTGTTTTCGCTGTCCAACCCGAGGCTCGGCGTGTACGTGCAGGACGCCCAGGTGCCCACGGCCGTGCGCGGCATTGCCCGCACCAACGTGCTCATCCACCCCGCGAACTGGGCAAGCGAACTGCGCGGATGCGTTGCGCCCGGGAAGACGCGCGCCATGGGACCGGACGGCTACTGGATGATCCAGCGGTCGCGTGACGCATTCAACGAACTCAAGAACGTACTTGCCAAGTCGTTCGACGCGGTGCTGGTAGTAACCTCGGGAGGAATGGCGAGTGGCTGATGGTTGGTGGGACGTACTCAAAAAAGGTATGAGGATTGACCATGAACAAGAGGGTTTTCTTATTCGAGTGTTCTGGGTTGTCGCCGTGACCGGGCACATCATGTGGGTGTGCGGGCTCCTGACGTTCCTCGGGCTGGCGTCGCCGTTCGTAGCGGCGGGCGAGATCAACCAGTTCAAGGTCGAGCAGAGCCAGAAGCTCGACTCGCTCATCGAGAAGCAGGCGGCGTCAGAGCGGTTGCTCACCCGCACCCTTGCGCAAGGCAAGGCCCGCGAGATCCGCGAGACATTGACCCGCATCTGCGTCGCAAAGACGAGCGCAGAGAAGGCGCGGCTCAACGAGGACAAGGACCGGCTGCAGGACGAGTACATGGCATTGACCGGCGGGCGCTTCAACGAGGCCCCGTGTGAACAACTGCGATAGGAGGATTGCCGACAAGTGACGATCAACTGGAAAGCAGGATGGGAGTGGGTCAAGGCCCACGTGCGCGGCGCGATCAAGTCATGGACCGTATGGTTCAGCGTGCTGCTGGCTGCGGCCCCGGACGTGGTGCCGATGGTGCAGCAGAACTTCGCCGCATTCGCACCCTATATCCCCGACGCGCTGGAATCGAAGTTCATGCAGGCGATTGCACTCGTGATCGTGCTGCTGCGCATGAAAACCACGGCGAGCCTCGCCGCAAAAGGAGAGAAGAAGTGAGCATCAAGACAAGTTGGAATCGTTTCAAGAAGTGGGTCGCAGCCGGCGTGCTTGCCGTGCTGGCGTCCATCGGGCTGTACACGCCTGACGGAACCACGCAGACGCCGACGTACTCGGTGTCGCTGACACTGCCAACGGCCAACACCGATGGGTCCGCACTGCCCGTGTCGCAGATCACGAGCTACACCGTGGCGTACAAGGTGGGCGTGGCGGCGACCTACACCACCAAGGTGGTCAACGGCCCGTTTACCAACACCGCCCAGTCGACGACGATCCCCAAGGCATTCGGCACCACGTGCGCCAATGCGTTCGTGACCGCCAACGGCCAGGTGTCTGCCGCGACGGCTCCCGACGTTTGCGTGACGACGGTGGCCCCACCCAACCCGCCGACCAACGTGCAGGTGAACTGACGTGCCCGGCTTCGACCTTAACCCGTTGAAGCCGTACCTCGGCATCGCGAAGATCATCGCGGTCGTGGCCGCGTGCGTGTATCTGTACGTGCGCGGGCACTCCGACGGCGTCGATTCCGAGCGCGGCAAGTGGGAGGCCAAGGTCTCGGAGGCGCGGCAACAGCGCCTCGACGAGTACGAGAAGAAACTCGCCAAAGCACACGCCGACAAGGTGGAGTCCGACAAGGAGTCCGCCGTGCTTGCGGCCAAGGTCGAGGCGTCAGAAGAAGCCTACAAGGAACTGCTCAACCGCATCCCAACCAAACCACTGGTGATCCATGACGAACCGAAACCTGGCGACGTGTGCCCTCCTCCTGCTCGGCTGTCTCATGAATTCAGGTTGCGCTTCAACGAGGCCGTCCTCGGAACTGGCCCCGCCGGTCGCTGACGTCCCGGTCGACAAGCCGGAAGACTGCGAGCGCCCGGTGCTGCCGCAGCTCTGCACGATCCGCGACACGTTCGACAAGATGAGCCTGGACGACCAGTCCGCGCTCGTGCTCGGGTGCATGGGCGCCAACGAGCACAGGCGTAGAGTTGCGGAGGCTGCGCTTGAGAGGTGCGCGGAATGGGTTAGGAGGCGATAGACAACAGCGGCTTGGACTTGTCTGAACGACGGTCCGTGATGTGGATACGGTCGTTGCGTACGGCGTGCAATGCGCACTCGCCATCGAATACAGCAAATGGCTTGAGTGCTAGCATAACGCAGTCTGCATCACCGCCGTCGCCGAGCAGGTAGACAACAGCACCATGGTCAGACAGCACGCGCTTCGCAGCTTGCACCTCGTCCTGTCCGACTAGCTTGCGGTGCAGAAAACTGAGCAGTCGCCAGCGCACGCTCATGCCGAATGCCTCACCTGCCCGCACGTAAATCCAACGCCCTTCCAGCACGGGTCTTCCGGCCACCATGCGGGATCGGCCATCCCGGGGTTGAGCTTCCAACCGATCCACAGCTGGTGCGCACGGCCGCGGAACCGCACGGCGATGCGGAGGCCGGCGTACAAGCCTTGCGACACGAACAGGCAGGCGAAGCGGCGCATGAATCCGCCGGGCGCTACCATCACAGAATCGTCGCCAGCAGACGCCATGTGCGGAGACAGCCATTTTTCCAGTGCTGCGTCCAAAGGCGCTTCACGCCCACACCACTTGATCCGCTTCGGCTCGATAGTGTTCGGGTTGAGCCAGCCCAGCCGCGGCGCAAAATGGTGCATGAAGCGCAGGTTGTTTGTCGGGTTGCGGAGCGCGGACCAGTTAATGACGCGGGCGACGAGGTCGACGAACTTCCGATCTGCCCAGTTCGGGTTGGACGACAGATGATTCACGGGTAGGCCGTCAATTCCGTCTTGCTCGTTTCCGTAGATGACGTTCATCCACTTGCCCACATGCCACCAGCGGCGGACGATCCGCTCGGGCCACACGCGGGACGGCATGTGTTCCCACTGCCGACCGAGGGCTGCTAGCGACACCAGCGGCAGGCCGGCGAGCCATAGCACCGCGCACAGCAGGATGTACGGCGGCCAGAGGATGAACACATTCAGCGCCAGCAGCGGCGCGGCCTTGAGCCATGAGGTTTTCACCGCTTCCACTCCTTCCCCACCCGCACCGTCCCCGTGAACCGAGGCCCGTAGAATCCGCCGGCAGCGTGCAGGTTCACACCGAGCGCCGCGTCCAGGTACGCGCCGTTGTCCGCGCGCCAGCTGACGCGGCCGTTGGCCTGCGTCAGTTCGTCCTCGTCGTAACGGTCCGTGAACGGCCATCCGACCAGCGGGTGCGAGACGTGCTCGACCTCGACAGCGTAGTGCGTCGGCGCCAACGACGCGCACCCAACGCACGTCGTCAGCAGCAGCATCGCTGCCGCACCGACCACGACGCCGCGCCAGAATGCGGCGCGACGGTTCTCGCGTATCCACGCCGCGGTTTCGTCTAGGTCGTTCATTTCGGGTCCTTTGTGGTAGGTGAAATCTGTTGATCGTTGGGCGTAGGCGGTGAGCGTGGCGGCAAAATTCCAGCCCACGATTTCAGGACGCGCTCCGCGTTGGCGCAACGCTCTAGGTCGAACATGCCGACATGGCATTCCTGCGGAGTGATCGACAGGTGATCTGAGAGGCGCGCATAGACCGTGCTGCGCTTGGCGGCTCCTGACCTCCACAGAGGGTCAAGCAGGGCATGCACCCGCATCTTTGCTTGCCGCAGATGAGCGTTCGCCAGCCTGCCCAGCGGCTTTGTCGTGCCGGGATGGCACCCTACCCATGCGCCGCACGGAAGGCACGCATAGAACTGTTTGGCGTACAGGTCACGACGGTGCGGGTACACTTCCTCGCCAGTCACCAGCGGGGCGACGCATCCACAGTAGGGGCACGATACCTTTTCAGCCGCCATGTTCTGCCCCGTCTGCATCCGGTAAGTACTCTCGCCGCAGAAGCGCAGCAGAGTCCGGGTATCGCTGTTCAACTATTCCCAGAGCCTCGCTCAGTCCATCTTCAAGACGCGCCACCCTGGCGGCGAGGGCGTCGGCATGCTCAATAAGCGCAGACTTAGCCGCGTCCCTCTCGCCATGCGCAGCGTCCAGCGCATAGTGGTGTTTGATCTCGGCCAGCTCGTCAGGATCAAGGAGCCTCATTTCTGCTCACCGCTTGCGGTATCCGTGGTTCGCTGACACATCACCGGAGAGGCTGCACGATCCGCACGCTGCGGTCGTACACGCTCCGGGTCATCTGACTGTTCTGGTGGCCCAGCAACTTCGCGGCGTCCTCGATGTCCGCATTGTCGCTGGCCGACTTGGCGCGTAGATCGTGGAACGTGAATGGCGACTTGATCGCGCCAGTTGCCACTGCCTTCTTAATCACCCGCTGCCACATTGTGCGGAACCCTTCGGACGTGTACCGCTCGCCCTCCTTGGTCCGCAGCACGTAGGCGCGGGGCAGGGCTGGCGTCATGCGCTTGCATCGCACCAGCACTTCCTCCAGCGCATCCGATATGGCGATACCAAACCGCTTTCCGGTCTTCCCCTGCCGGATGTGGATCACGCGCTGGTTCACGTCGATTTGATCCCAGCGCAGTTTCAGCAGGTCGCCCTGGCGCTGGCCGGTCAGGTAGGCCAGATCCATTGCTGCCCGCAGTCTCGGGCTGGCAATCGCCTTCACGGCCTCGAATTCATCGTCGGTCACGTACCGCGTGCGCTTATTCGCCTTCGGCATTCGCAGGTCGCGAGTGGGGTTGCTGTCCACCAGGAACCACTGGCCCACCGCGTACTTGTAGACCGTCGCCAGTACGCTGACGATCTTCCCGCGCTGGATACGGCCCCGTGTCGGCCCGCCGTTCATCCACTGGCCTATGGTGCGCGCCGTCAGCTTGTCGGCCTCCA